AATCGTTTTGTAAACTTGAAGTAGGAAAATCATAAACAGCGCTTAAAAAATCAGAAGAGCTGCCGTACTGGTAGCTGTAACCTCTAACAACAGATAAAGATTGCGCACCAATAGTCAAGGTATTTTCAGATTCAACAGTAAACAAAATATCTTCTGGCGCATAAGAGAATGAAAAGTAACTACCAAAATCAAACTCTAAAGAATGGCCACCAGCTGTGTTAAAAGTTCCTTGAGCGAAAAGCGTTCCACTTGCGCTTTTTATCCTTACTGTTACTTCTGTATCTGCTAAAAGTGTTATTTCATAAACAAATTTATAATAACCTATTGTACTAAACGGTCGCACCTCATCGTCTGGGGTTGTCGATGAAAGGGTTAAATCATCATTAAGGCTATTTGTTACTGTAAAAATTCCACCGGACGGCAGAGCATTACTAACAGCACCAGAAGCCCTATGTAATAACAAATAAAGGCTTCTAAAATTTGTATTATTAAAAAAGTCATTACTAAAAGTAATATTATATTTAGACTCTATAGCATCTATAATCTTACGAACTTTTAAAGCTGGTTTTAAATCCGTATAAATAACCTTATCAGAACCGCTTTGATATTTACTATTAGTGTGTATATTGAAGTATTTACTGTGCGTTATAAGTGGAAACGCCACATCTAAATCAATAGAGCTTTGAAACTTAGATAAAACAGTTGCATTGTCGTAAGTAAAATTTAGGCTAGGGTCAATAGGTAGGGAACTTAAGTCATCGTCTTGCATCAAGTCCTTAAGTTCTATTACATCCCCAAAGAAAACTACTTTGTATGAGTAGGTTTTATTATCTTTTAAATCAACAGCATTTAGCCTTATTTTGCCTTTTCTAAAATCAATTCCGTTCAACTTTATAATCGCATCTGCTTTAACCCTTGCGTCAAAACTATTTAAAACATCTGAGTCCTGGTAATGTTTAAAAAACTTATTATTTTTTTTAGAAGCTGGTAAATTAAACTGCTGTGAAAATGTAGTGAATATTTTTGATATATCCCGAACATCTTGTATGCTATCAGAAATGCTTACGCTTTCATCTTTAAACAAATCCATCTTAACATACTCACTAAAAACTAAGTAAGTATTAGAAGCAGTCATTATATTATTATCTAAAGTTAATTGCGTGTTTGAGTCTACCGCTGTTACTTTAGCTGTTGTATTATTAGATTTGTTTTCTATTACATCTCCAATTGAAACAGTACCAATAAAAGAAGCGGAGGAGTTAACAAGCTTGTTTGTAACTGTTGAACTTGCTATCCCACTCGTAAGGGCTTGACTGCGTATATATAACTCAATTATTTGCATCTATCTTATGTCATTAATTGTGTTGTTTGCAAACTCAACATCAATAGTATAATTTATTATTTTGTCGTTTAATTGTGTTTTAAACGCTAGGCTGCTTGAACTTATGTTTATAGGTAAAGACTTGGAGTCTATTTCTATCCAGCATTCTTCGCTAAGTTCCATTTGCTTAAACACCTCATTGTAAGACTCTGGGTAGTAGCCAGTATTTAAGGTTAGCTTTTCGCTGCCTTGATTTGTTAAAATAGTGTCTTGATGTTTGTTTATTGAGTAACTTATACCAGTTACTGTATTCCTTTTAAAAGACTCTTTTTTAGTTGATAGTGTTTTATTACTTCTTTTAAAAAACCATACGTCTTGAAGTGTACCATATTTATTTATAAATGTTACTTTGTGCGGTGTATATTTACATTCGCTTTCACTTTTTACATTTAACTTTGTAACACCTTGTGAACTATCTATATAAATAGTATCAAAGTCAAATAAAGTAAATTCATTTGCGAACTGAGTCAAACAGTCGCTGCCCTCAAAAATACCGCCATCTTGTATAACTCTGTCTTCAAATTCATCTGAACCATTAACCCCACTTGTAACATATTCTATTTGCGCATTACTATTTGTGCTTGTGCTTATTGCTTTAGTGTAAACTTGCTCTCCGTTTAACTCATAGGTCACTCGAGTTGCTAGTGAAGTGTCTACTGCTATTACTGCTGGAGCATCATCTAATTTTACAATAGTAGTATTTGATTGTAAAAGTGCTGTATTGTTTTGAGGGTTTGCTGCGTCTTCAAAATAACCGTAACCGTTAAAGCCTTTTATTTGAGTAAATCCGCTTGTTGTTTGAACCACCCCATTTACTATTTGAGTAGTTCTATAATCTACCCAAAGAATTTCTGTTGAATAAGCTCCGCTAAATGTTTGGTTCACATAATCCTTAACGAGTTCAGATATCTCAAATGTAACTTGATTGTTAATTGCAATACCACTTAGATTATAAGTTGGTGCTGTGGGTCTGCTAGTTGTTTGTGTACCCGTATAAATGAATATTTCTATATTTATTCTGTTTAACCCAGTTATTACACCATTGCTTATATAGTACGGACTTCTTACATTAATCTTACTCATTTCTTATTTATGTTTACTTGTATCTGTTTTTCTAATCCTATTGAGTAGGCCTCCACTAATTCATTTGGCAGCCTTTTAAATGCTGCTTCAAAAGGTTTAGTAAAAAACATACTAGGCCTTATTCCCTTTTTATAAATAGACTTAGCAATAGCAAATTTTATTCCTTCTCTTGATGTAAACTTACCACCCTTGCCTCTTGGCGCTAACCCTTTTCTTACTACCCATTTATCAAAAGCCTTTACTGGAGGCATCTTTGTTGTGTATGAGTAAGGTGTATTATATTTCTTTTCAGTACCACTAACCCCTTTATCTTGAAACTTTCCGTAATCAGCCATATTAAAGCTCATAGAGGTGGTTCCACTGTTCTGGCTTATGTCATAATCTAAAGAGTTATAAAGTTCCTTAGACGCGTTCTTTTTGCCCTTAGTTAAGTTGCTTCGTGATTGTTGTATAACATACTTAGCAAACTTATTTAACTCATCCCTTAAATACTTATCTGCTAGCATATACTAATATCGTTATGAATTACAATATCCATAGTGGCAGCAAACCCAGCTAGACGATTATCAAACCGCTCATAAAAAGGCTCTAAGGTTGCATCCCCTTCTAATTGAAACTTATCACTATAAAGCGTACCCCTACGCAATACCATTACTAACTTGTTTAATACTGCTAACTGTGTATTAAGCACGTCTTGTTCGTTGTTGTTGCCTCTGAATATATCTTCTGTTTTTTCTTTGCTCTCATCTACAATATCCATTGCCATTACAGTAATATTAAAAGATAATACTTGCTCTTGTGTAGTTACAGAGTTTATAACAATATGACTTAATGGGAAAATACTTTGCTTAGATAAATCAATATCAAAAATATCGCCAGTTGTTACGGTGTTAACATTTACATCACTTAAGAGTTGCGTTTTAATTGTTTCTGTTAGTTGGTAAAATCCCCTTATCCCTTGTTGGCTCATTATCTATTGAATTTGTTTTTTATTTGTGCTGCTTCTATTTGGTTTTTTTCTTTAGTGTATTCTAAATAGGTTAGGCATTCGTGTAAATTTAGTTTAGTGATATATTTAAATTTTGTAATATCTCCGTTAGCGATTCCATAGATGGAATTGTACCATCCGTATTTTGCAGTGAAATTAGATGTTGTGCTAAAGCCTTCTCGTTCTTGGAGTCCAAAGAGTTCATCATAACTAGTGATAAGTCTTTCCCTAAAGTGTAAAAAAAAACAATAGCACCAAGAACCGCATCAAGTGGAAAGTTTTTAGCCTCTTCACTTGTGCTTGTGTCATAATCTTCAATTACATACCTATCTCCTTTTTTTAGTTTTATAGGTCTGTATAGAACATTCATAGCTCTGTGTATATTTTCGTTATCGCCTATAAAAGTGTCCAAGTCCATATACTCTCCGAATGACATATCGTCTAACTCTGGAATAAATCCATATTCAACACCATTATAACTAAACCTATTTATAAGCTGGTGTTCGGTGTCAAACATATTATTTAATATTTCGCATATTTCTGAAATATCAGTAGCCTTCATATTTCTAACTACAACCTCTGGAACGTTACAAAATATCTCAATCATTTTTAATTGTATAGCAGTTGTTTGCTGTTGACCTTCTAGTTTTGCAAACTCTTGATATTGACTTAAAGACAATTCATTTAAAGATGTCGGTATTTTAAGATTTACTTTCATATTCTTTTACTTATTAATATATAAACTTTTTTACTTTTTTTTAGTGAACAATATACTTACCTCTGTTTGGGTTTTGCAACTGGTAGCCTACAGCGTATCTAATCGCATCTATTAAGTGATTCCATTTATCTACTGGAGTATTAGATTTTCTTTCTAGCCAACTATAATTATTTAGTTCTTTAATTAAGTTTGTGCTATCTGGAGTTACTACTAAGTCATAGTCTTGTAGTAGGCTTATTCCGTATGTTACACTTCCTTGACCTTTTATGCTTGGCTTTACGTTACACCCTTTAGCTTTTATTTCGCTTAGTAGTCTAGGCTCTGCACTGTCTCCAATTATTAAACCGCCTTTAGAGTGCTTTAAATTAAGCTCAGCTATTTGTGTAGTAGTTAATCTTTGCAAGTAGAAACATTCTTTTAGATATATTGTTTTAGTGCTGGTGTCTATATTACACTCAACCAATGTAGAAGGGTCTGCAGCAAACCCGTAATCTTGACCCCATACACTTACACTACTTCTTTTAAATTCTCCTATTGTCCAATTATCAAATATAACTCCCTCAGCTTTATTAAGCCAAGAACCTAACATCTGTTGTTTATACTTCTCTGGTCTACGTTCACGCATCTGCGCTATCTGCTCAATGTAGCTTTTTGATAGGTTTTCTATGTTATCTATGTAAGTTGTGTGTATATAGGTAGTATTATCTTTGGTTGTATTACTACCCTCTTGCACTCCTTTAGATTCAAAGAACCTAGTATAAATAAAATGCTCTTTAGTTGTTGGGTTTAGTATTAGTATAACTCTGTTCTTGTTTCCTTTCTGTCTAACCGATAAGTCTATTGTATCGAACTTCTGCTCATCTGTTAGTTCTTCTGCTTCATCTACTACCCAGGTGGTAATACCTTGTAAGGATTTAAGGTTTGCGGTCTGGTCTCCGCTTGATGTCTTTATCCCTCTAAAGATAATCTTGCTTCCAGTCTTTTTGTTTAGTATCTCGTCTTTAGTAATATGAAAGTGTTCTATTGAGCCGAACTGTTCTAGCTTGTCTATAAACTCTGGTATTATAGATATATAAGCTGAGGTTAGTGTATAACGTGTAAATAGGATAGTATGTCCAGCTTCATAGGTAAGCATAACTAAAAGGGCGTTTACTGAAAATGACTTCCCAGAACCACGCCCACCGCTTACTATAAAATACCTACTATCTGTTTCAACAATAGGCAGATATTTCTTTTTTACTTCAATCAATGGTTAATCAACAAACTTTATTAAATCTCTAAAATTGATGTTTAAGCCCTCCGAAGAGTTAAGGTCAATACTTTCCTTAGGTTTCCCATAACGATAGCTTAAATACAGCTGTAAGGCTCTTATATCAGCTTTTGCTACCAACTCCCCTAATTTGCTTAGTGCTTCGTCTTTGTCTATTATAGAATCTAAGCGTTCTATTAGTTTTACTTCGTCTGCTTTAGCTGGTCTTCCAGCTCCTTTTCTTGCTCCTCCGTGTTTTTCACTCATAGTTTTAAATCTTGATATATCTTGTTTATTCAAGTTATTAATATATAAACACTTTTACTTTTTTTTAGAACAACCTTTGTTGTGCCTTGTGCTGGTCTATTCTTTTTATAGCTGCATCGTAATACTCTTTGTCTAATTCACAAGCTGTTAAATCAAAGCCTAAGTTGTGACAAGCTAAAGCTATTGAGCCACTACCTAAATGAGTGTCTAATATCTTATCCCCTTCTTTTGCATAGTTCATTAATAGCCATTCGTAAAGTTTAACTGGTTTTTGTGTTGGGTGTATTGTACTCCCCTCTTGTAATAATATAACTCTGTTTTGAATAAACACTCTTGTTGGTTTTTGAAAACTGCTATAAGCTAACTCACAATCTGACATTGTTAATCCGTGCTGCCCTTTATCCCATACAATCCAGCCTTTTGTTCCTTTATTTAAGTGTTCTACAAAATAATTAGCACCCCATATTATTTGGTTTTTAGATACTCTTTGTAATTCATTAAAATAATTTTTGTTAGGTATTGCATTATCCCATTGTTTTTGCTTATGATATTTCCTATCAGATTTTTTTCCTTTTTTACTTTCTTTTTGTCCATCAATTCCTAAACCATAAGGTGGGTCAACTATAGCAAGGTCAAAGTAGTTATCTTCATACCTTGACATTAGTTCTATATTGTCCTCGTTTGTTATTAGCATAGTAAAGGGTTTTTAATTCTCTTGTTTAATATAGCACCTTTCACCTCTGCTATTGTCTTTGGTTTGACTCTGTGCTTTAATGATTTGTTAAACGGGTCTAAGCGTGTTTCTTTAAACTCCGTTACCGTTTCTATATCCCAGCCGCTTAAGATGTCTATAACGTCTTGTATTTCTTTTATAGTCTTAGTTGTTTCTGCTTTTTTAATCTCTTTCTTAATTT